GTGCTACTGACAGCTTTACAATAAGATTACAAATAAGAGATAGCAATAATGAAATACTGGCAACAACTACTCAAACTAGGACAGATGTTACAGATATCAATGGTAAAGATTTCCAAGATACTCTCTCGTATACAGGGATTAATAGTAACATTGGAAATATTCTTATTAGTGGGATTGATGCTAATGCTCCTGCTAGTCTTGGTGGCCCTAATGTAGATAACATATCGGTTACTATGACCTATGATGATACAGTTTTAACAGCTACACAGACACAAGAATTACAAGAAATAGAAGAAATTATATCTTTTATAGAGACAGAACCTATAGAATTTACAGAATTATTTGAAGAAGTTGTAATACAGGAATTTACAGAAGAAGAATATTCCTTTGAAATTTCTACAGAAATGGTAGAATTAAAAGAAGAAGAAAAGTTTGTCGAGGAATCATTAGTATTAGAAATCTATGAAGAACCAAAGACCGAGCAAGAAGTCTCAACAGAAGTCGAAAGCGAAGAAATTGTCCTTGCAGAGGAGCAGGGAGGAGCTGAAGAAGTATCTGAGAGAGAAGAGGGAAGTGTTACTGAAGAACAATCCTCAACTAGTAATGTCGAGACACAAGAAGAAACTAGAACAGAAAATTCAAGTGCTCAACCAAGAAACACAGATACCGAAACCACAGAACAAACCATTGTGGCAGAAGATGTTAGAGTGGATTCAGTCCAAGACATCTCAGAGCAGATAGCAAAGACTACACTAGATATAGACCAACAATTAATTTTAACACAGAATTTAGTAGCTAAAGTTATGTCAAATAACGATATGATTACTGGCTATACTAAAGTAAACACAGACATATTTAAGCAACCTAATTTAGTAAATATTAATATTGATTCTTATATTAATAATATATACACAGACAATAGAGATATTTATCCAAATCAATACTACGAGGACAGACTATGGACATCAAGACAATAACAGGAGCAATCGGTGCAATAATTGCAATCGCTTCATTGTTTGTATTTCAAGGCCAACTCATACAAAGAGTAGAGGTGCTTGAATCTAAAATGGTAGACCCAAAAGAAATAACAGCAATTAAAAAAGACATAGAATCATTACAGAAAAAGAATAAAAATCCTTTATCACAATGATATTTGAAGTCTTAATAGTGTCGATGTTATTGGCATTATTTGTTGTTTATTATCCTGAATTTTTTTCTTGGTTTTTTATGCGAATAAAAACTAAGTATTTAAGACCTGAAGTTAGTATCTTCGAGTTATTAATAATAGGAGTAATTATATACCTATTGGTATTGACTTACTCAGGAGAGTAACTGTGTATGCAAGAGCAGTTCCGTTCTCGAACAAAGAGATGGAGTTCATTCACGCAATCTTTTTAATCGACCCCAAAGCTAGAATCAGCATAAAAGGTAAACTTGAATCTAGAGAAGATTACCTATATGGTGGTATTGAGTGGGAAGAAGGTTATACACCAATCCCATACGACCAAGTTTTGGAGAAGATTTATGAAGAAAAAGAAAAAGAGTGAAGATGTAATAAATCACCCTAATCATTATACGAAAGGGATAGAAACCATTAATTACATACGAAGTTGGAAGATGGATTATGTTACTGGGAACATAATAAAGTATGTAACGAGATACCCATATAAGGGTACTCCTGTGCAAGATTTAAAGAAAGCACGATGGTATCTTGATTATTTAATCAAGGAGTTAGATAAATGACCACAATATATGATGCTGGTGGCAATTATACTAAGTTAATTGAACAACAGCACGATGAGGATAACAACTTATTGAGTTGCCCTAAATGTAATTCAACACATTTAATTAAGAGGGGTAAAGATACAAAAACACAAGGACAACCACAAAGATATCAATGCAGAGATTGTGGACACAAAACAGTCCACCCTAAGAAGTGCATGAATTTTGAAGTAGATAATCCATTTACAGAAGAAGAAATACCTACTGATGAGTTGATACAACAAAGGATTGATGTTTTTAATCGTAAAGAAAAACGAGAGAAGAACGAAGAATTTTTAAATATTAGAATTAAAGATGATAAACCCATAGGATTATATATTATGGGCGACCCGCATATAGATGATGATGGTTGCGATATGCCCTCGGTTATAAATCATTTAGATATTACTAATAAAACCGATGGGATGTTTGCTTGTAATGTAGGCGACTTGCAGAACAACTGGGCAAGAAGAACAAAACTTGCAGGGTTATGGGCAGAACAATCAACTACTAGTACACAAGCATTTCAACTTACTGAATGGTTAATAAGATATACTGATTGGTTATTCATTGTTGCAGGTAATCACGATATGTGGTCAGGCGATGGAGACCCTCTTAAATGGATTTGCAGGCCGCTAAAAACTACATATAAACCACATAACATAAGAGTTAGATTAAATTTACCTAAACATAAAATACGAGTAAATTGTGCACATAACTTTAGAGGAAACTCTATATACAATACAGCTCATGCAATAGTTAGACATGCACTTTTTAATTCAAGAGACCATTTATTAATGGCAGGACATAGGCACATATCAGGTTATATGCCTGTTAAAGATGCAAACTCAAATATTGTAATGCACTGTGTTCAAGTTGGTTCATATAAAAAATACGATGATTATGCAAAAATGTTAAATATGCCTAACAGAATGATGTCGCCATGTGCAGTAGCAGTATTTAATACAAGATTACCTGATACACACCCTGATTTTACTAAGATATTTTGGGAAGTAGAAGAAGGTGCAGATTATTTAACCTTTCTAAGAAAGAAAAAATGAAACCAAAACTTACACTTATTAACTGGGAAGATGCGATTACACCGACATCTTCTTGGACTAATATTAAAGATTTAAAACACGAACTAGCAGACTGTATAAGTATTGGATTAGTAGTACATGAAGACGAAAAAACAATTACTATTGTCTCACACATATCCGGTGATGAAGAAGGTGTGGACATTGATGGTAGTTTAGTTTTAGATAAAACATGGATTAAATTTAGAAAAGATTTACCGCTTCCTCAGACAGCAGTCAAAAAAGTAAGGAAGTGGGTGGAGAGAATAGATGGCAAAGACAACAATTGATAGAGAGAAACAATTAAAATTTATAGAGTGTTACACTTCCGGTAGCACCGCTGGTAATGCAAAAGCAAGTGCAATGCAAGTTGGCTATACAGAAAAAAATTCTAAAAAGATGGGAGACTATCTAAAGAAAAAACTTGCTGACGAAATCAGAGTTAAACAAGAACAAATACTTATAGATAATAAACAAAAGATTTTATTTCAATCAACAGATGCAATTAGTGTTTTAAGTAATTTGTTACATGATGAGTCTTCTACTGTAAAATTAAATGCAGTCAAGATGGTTCTAGATTACGGAAACTTTGGCCAACAAAATTTAAATGTCAAACTTGATAAAACAGAAAACAAAAGTGATGACGAATTATTAGCTGAATTACAAGAATTGTTAGCTGGTATGCCTAATCTTAGTCCTGAGCTTAAAAAATATACAGAAATTAAGAAAGAAAAAGAAGAAATCGAACCTGAGGCACCTAACGAGCTCGAGAAGAGAGTCACTCATTAGCATAGGTAATCACTCATGGACATCAATAAAAATGGATTTTAAGGGTATATATGGAGTCCAATTTTTTACCAATCGTACTTTGGGTCATCATATAATCCCTTTTTATCTATTTATTACCATTTATATCTCCGTTACAATCTTTTTCATATTCCTTTTCTTTGTCATCTATCTTCCAAACCCTATAAGTTGTTTCACTTAACAATAAATAATGAAATTTTACCTTTCTTTGTTTGGCAAGAAACAAAAGTAAAAACATATTCTTCCAATTTTCAACTAAAAAAGAATCACCAAACACCATGATGTTTAATGCTTGGATATGTTTGTAAAAATTTTTCTTTTGTTCGGGTGATAGTGATTTAAAGATTTTTTGTTGCCCAGTGTTATGAGCATACTCTTTTGTAGAAGGATAACGAAAACCCTTCTGTATAATATCTGACAAACCACTTTGAATTATTTTTTCTTTATTTGAATTGTTTATAAATTCTTCATCTACTGTTTTAGTATTAAATTTTGAATTTAAATAACTTTCTGCTTTACATTCATTAAATTGTTTTACCATTTCATTACCAGCAATAGTAGCTTCATTTTTTTCCAACCTCTCTAACGCCCTTCTCTCCCTTCTTTCTTTTTTTCTCCTGCGTTTAATTAATTCATCTAAACTTTGTTCAGGAATTACACTTGAAGTGTCAAAAGATAAAAGACCTTTTTTTATTGTATCATTCATGCATCGCCTATTTTTTTGAGTGCTGATATCTCAATATCGTTAATTATCTCTAAAATACCCGCATAAATTTTTTTTATAGTATCATAAGTATTCTTATCAATACCTATAATCTGTGGCCTGTTGCTATCGTTATAATCAAACTGCCCAGTACCATTACAATGTGTGCATTTTTGATTATTATTCCAATCAGACAATCTTCCCCTGCCATTACAAAAGAAACAATAAGTGTAAATTACTTCTCTCAATGCACTATGACATATATGTCTTAAATTAATTTTCTTATCTAAAAGCATTTGATAACATTTTTTATTCTTTTTAAATAAATCAAAAGCATCTAACATCAAATCCTCTACAAAACTATTGGTAGCATTATCTTCTTTCAAATACTTAATGACTAAGAAATCGTACTCTTGCGATGATAATTTTTTACTAGCAAGATAATGCAGTATATCTTCAGATGTTATTGAGTCATGATTCTTTGAAGACAATTCTAACTTCATAGATTTTGCTGTCAACAAAGTCAAATGCTCAACTTTCAAAATCAATCCTACCTTTTAAATATTCCAATAACTCTTCTTGGGTACCATGTTTTTCCTCCCAAGTAAATTTTCCTATTGAATGAATGCCACCTTGGCCTTGATGGTGATAGTGGCAGAGTGGAATAAAAGACTCTAAATTCCTAAGTCCCATTCCGGCACCTGTAAAATGATGAATACAGGCCGGTGTCTTTACACCCATTTCTTTATGACAAACAACACACCCATGCTCTATCATTTTATCATACATTTTTTGTATTCGCTTGTTTGGTTTCTTCGCCATCATATCTCCATATTCTATATTTAGAATTGCTTTTCTTACCTGCTCTTCTATATTTAACCCCAATACTATTTTTGTGACCATAAGACCTTACTGCGTCTACAATAATAATATTATCTACCAAGAATGATTGTCCATGTTTCATTGACTCTAAAGCACTATAATATTCTTGATACTTAGATGATGATTTTATCTTAATTCCTTCTTCTATTTCAACCATTACTAATCCATCTCCTGATAAAATTTCATTTCTCTTTTGTTTTTACTATTAATACTTCTAAACATATCACACCAAATTTCTCTAGCTTTTATCTTATGTCTAAGACTTATATATCTTTTTTTAGCTTCAGCAATCTTTTCTATCAATTGTGTAACTTCTGCTGTGCAAAATGCTGCGGCCTCTTTTTCTTTAAGAGTCATCTTTGTATCTCTTAAATTTAAAAGTGCATTGTTTATTTCGTATTTCATATCTAATGTAAATCTCTCGTAATCTGACTCAGCTTGTGCTAAATCCTGACCCATAATAGATATGTCATGTATCATTTTCTCTAATTCATCATTCCCTAACCTCATCATTTCTTAGGCCCTCCAATTAATTGTGTTTTAAGTTTCTGTGGTAATTCGTCAAAAGTTTTTCTTGCCTCACCCTCCATATACATCTTGACAAATAAATCTGCTTTCTTATCAGTTTCAGACTTAGGTAATTTATGCATTGACAGGCCACCTAATTTGTTATAGATAGCAACTGCTCTTTTGTCTTTGACTTCTCTTCTTTGAAAAAAATCATTAAACATTGACTTAACCCTTTCTTCTGAAACCTTTATGTATTTAGTAATGTGGCACACCTGAGGTTTCCATTCTCCATCACTACTTTCGCAATGGAGAAGGAAAGCGGACATACAATCATCAAGTGGAAACTTTTGTAAACTCAACCAAAACATTCCTTTCTGAACATTGTTCAAAGGTTGTTGTTTTGGATATTGTTTTTCAATAACTTCCAAGAATGCTTTGAATTCTTCTTGAGTCATTTAATGTCCGCAATGTCATGAACTAAAATGTGTTTTGCTCTAGCTCGATTAGTGTTTTCCGATGGAGTACACCCATGACCGCTTTGACATTTGCCAAGGACTTCCCTGTCCTCGTTGCAAATATAGATGCCATCTGATTGATAACAAGTCATCAATGCATCTCCATATTTATCTCGGCCATAACACACGAAATCTTTATTCGGGTCATAGCTCATGGTCTTGCCTCATGCAATATGTACTCAACAAACCTACCATCCTTGCCCTCTTTTTCTACACTTTCAATGTTATAACCATCTCTGTGCCTTAGATTGAAGATGATAGCAGAAAGTCTAGTGGCCCTGTACTTAGTAATAGCAACCCATGTAGTTATGCTGCCATACTTCACAAGATGTTCTAATACTTTCTGTGACTTACTCGATTTTCTTTTCTTCATAAAATATACCTCATATTGTAGTTTGCCGGGTAGCACTAAGACAAACAAGAACCTTCCCATAAGGTTGACCACCCAGCAAACCTTAATTAACACTAAATTA